TTGCGAATACCGCCGCAAAGAACCCCCGTGCACCCCTGAATACTTCACTGGGCTTGACAGGGAGAAAGCTGTTCAATATTGCGGGAGAAAGGTTGGATATTCTTATGATGGTTTGCGTTGGGAAAATGGAGTTTTAAAGCTTGTAGATGAAGCCGGAACACCGTTTAGCATCATCTCAACAAACACACGCTCTAATTTTTGGGTTAATTATATTAAAACGATTCCCGAAACCTACACCCACCCAACCATCACCATTGAGGTGAACGGCAAGGAATACAAGCTGCCAAGGCCGGAGGTGAATGCGCCAAAGGTTGGTACGGAGTATTATTTGTGGTACCCAAATGTGAATAGCTACTCCTGGGTAGGCGATTCTATTGATCATGAATGGTTAAAAATGGATGGTGTCCACCTCACCGAAAACCGTGCCCAGGCATGGGCAGATTGGTGGAATAATGTCGTCATGGCGGCACAATGTCCAGAGTGTGAGCAAAATGGTGAATCTGGAATGAATTTTTGTGCTAACTGTGGTCGCCAATTATGGCACCGCTGATTTTCATTATTGGAGCGGACTTATGGAAATTAAAGAACAAATTATTGTGCTGTTGGAGCAAATAATGAACAGCCGTGAAGGTTGTTGCGGTATGCATCATATCTATACGCCACAGCTTAACGTTGATCACATCAAAGACCTGTATAAGCGGATTAAACAGCCGTCCAATACTCAGATGCAGATCGACAATGCTTCTTGGAGTACCGCAAAATATATGTGTATGAAATGCGGTAAATTACTATTAACCGGGTCGTGTCCGCATTGCGACTGATCCCCGACATTGGAGGGGCCGCGCATCCCCAGATCCGTGCCTTATTTTCTCCCTTATTGGGACAACTTATGAACGAACTGCCGAGTTTATTCGGCGACTTGTAGACAATTGTCTACGGAAGGAGAACGTATGTTCAAGACATCAGTAACGAAGATCATGGCTGACTTCACGAAGAAGATAGACGCCCTGGAGAAACTCAAAGCAGATAAAAGCAGAGAGATCCAGAAACGGTCTGAGCAGATTTCTGAACTCAAGGGGCAGAATTACGCTGACCAGGGAGAGATTTCCTTGGCTGATCGTGTGATTAACTCCTTGAATAAAATCTTGGAATAGCCTATGTCGTATCTTGTATTTGATATCGAGACAACGTACGGCGAACACGCGGGACGCGTCGGCTCCAGGTGGGCTGATGATTACGGTCTGTGTTCTACTGGATTCAAGTTCCAGAATAAGCCGTACTACGGAGAGTATTACGTCAAGGGGCCAGTTGATGATCGTTATGGCCTTCGCCCTGGTGAGTACAGTTTACCTGATCTCACAGGTATTAAGTACCTTATAGGGCATAATATCAAGTTCGATTTGATATGGTATTGGGACGATCCTGAGCTAATCAAGTTCTTCGAGAACGGTGGTAAGGTGTGGGACACGATGTACGCTGAGTATCTTCTCAGTGGGCAATTTTATTCCATGCAATCGCACGCCAAAGGACTCGGTATAAGCCTCAAGGATTGTGCCAAACGACGTGGGTTAGATCACCAGAAACTTGACATGGTTGCTGCCTTGTGGGATCAAGGGATACGGACAGAAGACATTGACGAAGACATCCTGATGGAGTACCTGATGGGAGACGTTCTCACTACTGAGGATCTCTTTCTCGCCCAGGTTGCCCAGGCCAGGAAACAAGGCCAAGTCGTTACGATCCAGCAACGTATGGATGGTCTGCTGGCTACCACTGAGATGGAATTCAATGGTATGCAGATTGACCAGAAAGCCGCTGAGGAACAGATGGCTGCACTGGAGAAATCCATACAGGAACACCAGGAAGAACTCGAACAGTACATCCCGGAGTTACCTACTGGTTGTGAATTCAATTGGGGATCGTGGCGTAATGTCTCTGCTCTGATATTCGGTGGGGAATTGAAATATAAAGGGACGGAATACAGCCTGGATTCAGACGGTAACCTTCAGTATTACAAGAAGAAGATCCGTGAGAAATGCCTGGATGACGAAGGTAACCCGATTGTTATTAAATCGGGGAAGAACGCCGGGAAGGTAAAGACCCGGCTGGTATCTGTGGACGATATTGAGCGTGGTCCGAAGACACGGAAGTGTAACGCTTACTTCACACTACCCGGTATGGCTGAACCCAAGGATAAATGGAAATCATCTGTCGAGGGGTACTACAGTACCGCTGAGGATGTCCTTGAGGAAGTAGCTGAACAGGGTGTCCCGTTCGTTGAGAAGCTCCTGGAACTCAAGGGTATGTCCAAGGATCTTGGTACGTACTACAAGAGATTCACCAAGGGTAAATGGACAGGGATGCTTACGAACATCCAGCCTGATGGTAAAGTCCATGGGCATCTGAATCATGCGATAACGGCTACCGCCCGGCTGAGTTCATCGAAACCGAATCTTCAGAATATTCCGAAGGAAGGAAAGTCTGAGGTTAAGAGGGTATTCGTATCTTCGTTCCCTGATGGTTTTGTGGCTGAGGCTGATTATTCCCAGTTGGAAGTTGTGGGTAAAGGTGTCCTGTCTAAAGACAAGGCGTTACTCCAGGCTCTGAAAGATGGGGTCTGTTTCCATTGCGAGTGGTGCGCCTTTGTGCATGACGAGGATTACGATTACGTGTACGAACAGGCGAAGATCCTGAAGAGTCCTGAGTGGAAGAAGAAGCGTCAGGATGTGAAGCCTATTACATTCGGTGAAGCCTATGGTGCCGGTGTTGGGTCTTTGTCTGCATCCAGTGGGGTCGAGGCTGACCTTATTGAGAAGGCTATCAAAGCCAGGAAGGAAAAGTACCACATGATGTACGCCTTTGACGACGCTGTGGCTGAGGCCGTGGCGAACTCAAGGAAACCTACCCCACTGAGGACTGATGATGGTTACCAGAAAGCTGTCGGGTATTACCGGTCAGTAACCGGGACGATTTATTCCTTTGTTGAAGTAGACGCCCCGGAATGGAAGAAAGACCAAGGTCAGTTCACAGCCTTTATGCCCACCCAGATGAAGAATTACCCATCTCAGGGTATCGGTGGGGAGATCATGCAGGTTATGTCAGGTAGACTCTGGCGTAAGCTGGTTGAACTCAGGCTGCGTGACCGTTTGAAACTCATGAATACAGTACACGACAGTGTGTACATTGACTGCGAAAACGAAACTGTCGCTAAGAAGTACCTACCGAAAATCAAGACTCTGCTTGAGGATGTATCTCCGTATTTCACTAAGACGTACAAGGACGTGGAATGGGATACTGAGTTCCCTGTAGATATAGACTACGGTAAGAATCTCTTAGAGACACCTAACTCAATAGAAGAAGGAGACCCAGAATGGATACAGTAAGTGTAACAAGGGAGATAGTAATACCTGAAGTAAGGAAAACTGAAGAAGTTGTACTAAAGATACCAGAAGTACATTTTGGTGGTGAGGCGGTTAGCCTATGTAATCTTGTGCATTTAACTGGTGCTTATTTTAAATGCGGCATCTTAAATTGTCATGATTGTTTTTTCCATCATATTGAAGTAATCAAGGAGTAAAAAATGGCTGTAAAAGTAAATCCTGATGAACTCCCCGAAGAAGGCGGGGGAGGAGATTACGAAAAGGAAACGAAGTACATCGAGGAAGGTACGCACCCTGCGCGCCTGGTGTACTACGCGGAACTCGGGAAGCATTACCCGGTGTTCAAAGGGCAACGGGTGAAGTACGACCAGGGTAAGAAAGCCGGGCAGTTGAAGCCCACTGAACTCATGATTCATTTGGTGTTTGAATTCCCGACGGTACCGTATGATGTAGCCCCGTTGACAATCAAAACCAGTATTCCCTTTGGTGATAACGGAGAGTTCATTAATAAGCTCCCCGTGTCTGACGCCCTTGCATCCGGGAATATCTCACTGACGTACGCGAACAGGTCGAAGTACATGAAGTTCCTGAACGCGATGAACAAGGCTGCCGGGACGAACCACCAGGGATTGCATGAGCATGTAGGTAATGCGTTCCTGATTGCTGTGACGAACAAGATCGGGAACAAGGCCGATGACGACGGTAACCTTCCTGTTTACGCGAATATGAAACCCGAGGGTATCCAGAAGACTTCCTTCAAACATCCTGCTACAGGTAAGATGGAAGAAATTGAAGTACCGCCTGCCAAAGGTAAGTACGGTCCGATCTTTGATTGGGACAATCCCACCCAGGAAGCCTGGGAAGAAATGCCTAAGTTCCTTCGGAAGTGCGTCAAGAACGCTGAGAATTATGAGGGGTCTGAAGTTCAGATGCTGGTCGAGGGTCTGTACGGTGCCGAGAACGATGGCGATGCTGGAAGACCTGCGTCTCCCCCGCTTGACGATGATCCGTGGCAACCACCCCCGGCGAACAACACAGGACATCCTGCAACGTACGATGATGACGACATTCCTTTTTGAGGAGGTTTTATGAAAACAGTAACAGAAGCAACCCCCGTCGAGGAATTCACCGAGAAACTCCCTGAAGTGTATATGGCTGAAAAACAGGAAGAAATCCTGCTGGAGCCTGGTGATATTGTTATCAGTACCATGGCTGGTTGGTATGCGGTTCTGGATGCCCTGGTGAAACATGCCAGGGAACACATAGGTGAACAGGAGTGGACGGCTCAGTCTATTGTGAATGAACTGAATAAGTGGGTCTGATGTTCAGTTTACCTGAAGTAGCTCCAATAGAACACAAACAGGATAGGGAGGTTTTGATTGATGCTGATGTTGTAGCTTATTACAGTGCCTTTGGCCTGGATGAGACAGGCTTTGGTGCGGTTGCAACCAAGTGCGATATCAGGATGCAGCAGATTATTGACGAGACTTCAGCCGGGAAACACCGGGCTTTTCTCACAGGAGAGAAGAACTTCAGGAACGGTGTGGCTACGCTCCAGCGGTACAAAGGTAACCGTTATGATGAAAACGGGGTGCGTATTAAACCGCAACCTGAGTGGCTACCTGAAGCTCGTCAGTATCTCGTTGATAATTGGGGTGCTGTTATCTGTGATGACGAAGAAGCAGATGATGCCCTGAGTTACACCCAGGCTGAGAACATCAAGCTGTACGGAACAGAGAACTCCGTTATATCGACCGTTGACAAAGACCTGCTGATTAACCCCGGACTGCATCACAGTATGTCGTCCGGGTACATGCAGGAGGTACAGGAAGAAGGGACTTTGTTCCTTGATTCTAAAGGTACAGTCAGGGGCACTGGTATGCGGTTCTTCTTTGCCCAGATGCTAATGGGGGATTCTGCTGACTGGATTCCAGGGTTACCGAAGATAACCCCGGCGATCAAGGAGAATATCCCCACAGAGAATAATCTCAGGAACGGTGGGTGTGGACCGAAAGCTGCTCTTAATATCTTGGCTGATTGCGAAACGATCCAGGATATGCACGACAAGGTGTACGCTTGTTATCTCCTGTATTGGGGAGAGCATAGCTATAAGCATTGGCGTACCGGGGAAGAATTCCCGGCTGGTGTCGAAACCGCGAATAAACAATTCATTGAACAAGGGAGACTCTTATGGATGAGACGGTCGCCGCAACAAATATGGACCCCACTGTTCCCTTTGCGGTAAAGTTCGCGGCTGGTCTTGTAGCTGAGTACTTGGAGGGATCTGTGTATATATCAGGAGGGGCTTTGCTGCCGCATGACTCACCTGATTATGATTTCCTGGTGGTTACACAGATGTCAGACGCAGACCTTCTGAAGTACGTTGTGCAGTTGGATCATGACATAGACGAAATGACAGCCGTAAAGGTCATGGAGTCTTACAATAACCAGACTGGTGCATGGCGTATGGTTGTGGAGCTGAGATACATGCAGCATAACATCGACGTTCTGGTTATTCCCACAGGGTACGACGTTAAGGATATCATGGGTAGCTACCCGTTGAGTATCCAGAAGCAAGCCCTGTGGCTGGCTGGTCCGAATCTGTACGGAACACACGAGGTATACCACAAGGACTTCACACCACCTGGGGATGGTTTTATTACTGTCTTTAGCACTGGCCCGGCATTCGAGAAATACCAGAAGTATTACCCGAATCATGCGTTCTTGTTGGTACCTGGGGCTAATGGTACAGCATGACAGACAAGATTATACCTACCCCCAAAGCGTTATCTGAATGGAAGAAGAAACACACCCCTAAGCACTGCCCTTTATGCGGTCGCCCAATGAGTACAGTACCAGTGAGGAACCGGACGGTAGACCACTGCCATAAAACCGGTAAGATTCGTGGTGTACTCTGTCGGAACTGTAACGGTCTTGAGGGGAAAATTAAGAATCTATGTACCAGGGCTGGACTCCATATTGATGACTCAGAATGGCTGAGTAACATCCTGGAATATTGGAAGCGTCCGCCGTACGACCTGTATTACCCTGGGACAACTTTTGTAAACGGGCGGTATGTGCCGCCTAAAATCAAACGTAAGAGGAGAAAGAAAAAATGACCGATGTAATCGAAATCCTGGAAGAAACTGAAGAAGTAACTGGACCGGAATTCATCGAAGAAGATGGTCTTGAAGCCGTACAGAACAACCTGACCGTCGCCCAGAATCTGTCGGACAAACTGGACTCTGGTCTGACTACCCAGGCGGAAATCAAACGGACTTCCGTACAGCTTCGGAACGTGCTGCTGCATATGTCCCGGTCCCTGCATAAGGAGTACACCGGGGTTATCGCCCGTCGGGAAGAACTCCTGGCGAACGTCGAGGAAGTTCAGGCCGCTTCCAAGAAAGAAGCCCTGATGAAAAAGAAAGCGGAACTCGAAGCACAGCTCGCTGAACTCGGGTAGACAATTGTATACATAGGGGTCGCCTTCGGGTGGCCCCTATTTTTTGCTAACCTGGGAGGTTTATGTACAAATTACTGAATAAAGTCACGGGTATAATCCCTGACACGCATATCCCAGGTCACCTGGGTGATGCTCTTGAGTTCACACAAAGGATCTTTTACGACAGGAACGTACAGCAGGTTGTTCACATAGGTGATCTCGTGGATCATCACTACATAAGCAGGTGGCCCTCTGAGTTAGATGCCTTATCCCCGAAAGAAGAATGGGAAGCAGCTAAGATTGAACTCAAGCGATGGGTCCAGGCTTATCCTTGTATGTACCTATGTAAAGGTAATCATGATGATATCCCTGAACGACGGTTGGAGGAACTCGGGATACCGCACGAGGTATTCATGAAATCCTTGAATGAGATTTATGGGTTACCAGCCACCTGGATCTGGGCAGAAAGATTTCTTCTGTTCAACTCAACTATCGTAGAGCATGGCCTGGGGTCCAATGGTATGTACGGAGCAAAGAACACGGCGAATAAACTCGGGGCGTCTTACGTCCAAGGGCATACCCATGCTCATGCTGCTGTGTTCCATATCCCGCGACCTCTTGGTGACGCTGCGGCTATGAACGTAGGGTGCCTTGTTGATGAGGGGAAATATAATTTCCGGTACGGGAAGAAGTATTTCAAAATCCCTATGTCACTTGGGTGCGGTGTTGTATATACAAATGATCATATGGAATTCTTCCCATATAGGAGGACAGATGGATAACCGGCAAGTACCTATATTTATAACAGCAATGGCAGAAATAGCTTTACTGGAAGGTATGAAGGTTGAGAATAAAGAAAGGGAGATAGCGGGTGAGGCACTTACTTATAGTGAAGATCATTTCTACGCTATACAATACAATCTTCTAAACTTAGCAAGAGCTGCGAGGGGGTAATATGAAGATTAAAGTGAAATATCTCCGGGATGTCCCTGAGCTTGAACACACGGATATAGGGGATTGGATTGATTTGTACGTCCCTGAAACTATAAAGCTCATCGGTGATAAACTCAAGACGATTCCCCTTGGTGTAGCAATCGAGCTACCTAAAGGTTACGAAGCTCATATAGCTCCCCGAAGCTCCACCTTTAAACGCTACGGTATTATCATGGCGAACAGTCTGGGTGTTGTTGACGAGAGTTACAAAGGGGATGACGATGAGTGGTTATTCCCGGCGTACATCTTGGAAGACAGGGCGTTCATTATCCCGAAAGGAGCGCGTATCTGTCAATTCAGGATCATAAAGAAACAGCCGAAGATTGAGTTCGAGACTGTTGAAACACTCGGGAATGAAAGTCGTGGAGGTTATGGAAGCACAGGCGTATAAATCAAATAAGAACAACGGTACTGACAAGTATTGCCCGAATTGTGCGTATTGTATACCTGTCGAAGAATTCCATAAAGATTCTTCACGGTACGACGGGTTGTCGAGACAATGCAAGTATCATGCAAACAAAAGATTCAGGAAGGCATCTGGCTCCCTATTATATAAGGATAGGAAGGCGAAAGCCATGAGGGGTTACCGTAAACGTAACCCAGAGAAATCCCGTGCGCGTGATATCTTAACACAAGCTGTGGGTAGAGGTAAGTTAACCAGACCTAATGTGTGTTCTAAATGTAACGTACAGTGTATCCCGCAAGGCCACCATCCTGATTACAGTAAACCATTAGAAGTTATATGGCTCTGTGTTGATTGCCATACGGAGGTACATAATGAATGAATTTAGGACGAATCTCGGCGAAACTGTGTTCATGCACAAGCTGCATAATCCGTCTGGTGGATGCAGCACATGGTCTGATCTATGTGACACACTGGTGAGACGGGTGTGCGCTGGATTCATGGCACCAGGAGACATGACACAGTTAGCTGAATACATGCGAACAATGAAATTCATCCCTGCCGGGCGGTACCTGTATTACGCAGGCCGCGAGGCAGCTTTCTTTAATAATTGCTTCGGATTCAAGGCAGAAGACTCAAGAGAAGGTTGGGCGGAACTCGGACATAAACATTTCATGGCCTTGATGGTAGGTGGTGGATGCGGTACGTACTACGGCGATATCCGTGGGAAAGGTGCCCCGATATCCAGAACCGGGGGAACAGCCTCTGGACCACTGAGCCTGATGTTCGCTATGAATGAGATCGGGCGTAATGTCCAACAGGGCGGCTCACGTCGCTCGGCTCTTTACTCAAGTTTACCTTGGAATCACCAGGACTGGTGGGAATACTCTGTAGCAAAGGATTGGTCTGAAGAAGTCAAGGCCCTGAAAGCTAAGGACTTTAACTTCCCTGCTCCTCTGGATATGACGAATATATCTACAGTGTACAACACGGAATACAGTCTGCATAGCCCTGAGTTCCACCAGAACGTATACCAGGCGTGCAAGACAGGTGAGCCTGGATTCCAGTTCGATATCTATACCCCCGAGGAAGTAGTCAGGAACGCATGTGCTGAGTTCATTTCAGAACATGATTCTGATATGTGTAACCTGGGGTCTATTAACCTGTCCAGGGTGAAAGACATCAAGGAACTCAAGGATGTGGTGTATCTTGCATCACAGTTCCTGTACTACGGTTCACTTAAGGCAGAACTTCCACTGAAGAAATGCTACGATATCCGTAAGGAGAACCGTAAGATCGGCCTGGGTATCATGGGTATGCACGAGTGGCTCTTAACCAAGGGTTACAGGTACGAGATGAACCAGGAGTTACAGGAGTGGTTGGAGGTTTATGAACAAGAGTCAGAGAAAGGGGCGAACATTGCCTCATATCGCTCAGGTGAATCGCCGTGCGTTAGATTTCGATCCATTGCTCCAACTGGAACGATCTCTATTATTGCGGGCACGACGTCAGGGATTGAGCCTTTATTCGCAACTGGGATTAAAAGACGATATCTCAAAGGGAATGTTTGGGAACACCAATACATCGTTGAACCTTTGGCGAGATACATGGTTGATGAATTAGGAGTTGAACTTGACCTCATTGAAACGGCAGGGGATCTTGCAGGAGACATTGAACGCAGAATTAAATTCCAGGCAGACGTACAAGAATACGTTGATATGGGAATCAGTTCTACGATTAATCTGCCAGCCTGGGGATCTCCAGCGAACAACGAAGATAATGTATATGATACCGCCGACATCATCAGGAAGTACGCCACGTTGTTACGAGGACTTACGTTCTATCCTGACGGTTCTCGCGGAGGCCAGCCGTTAACTCAGGTACCGTATCACGAAGCACTCGAAAAAGAAGGCCGGGTGTTCACTGAGGAACTTGAGTTCTTGGAGAAAACATCTTGTCCTTCAGGAGCCTGTGGGTTCTAAGGAGACATTATGAAATGTTGCCACAATTGTATATACAACGAAGTTCCAGCCGATGACGAGCCTTGTTGTTACTGTGTTGCTGATTCTGAACATAAACCGGACTCTACCTTATGCGGTAACTCGGCTGACTTCGTTATTGTAGATGAAGTAGGAGAACCCGCTGAGGCCGCCCAGAGTGTACCAGAAAACGACATGGTCAATCACCCAGGGCATTACACTCGGAATCCAATTGAGGCGATAAAAGCCATAGAAATGATCCTCACAGAGGTATATGGGGAGAAAGGTTTCGAGGCTTATTGTTTCGGGAACGAGTTGAAATACAGACTCCGGGCTGGATTCAAAGGCGATGCCCAGGAAGATATCGGCAAGGCGCTGAAATACGAGGAATTCCGTAATCGGAACTTTGAATAAAATCAGGGGGTTATCTTTCCAGGTAACCCCTTGGTGAACCCCCTGAAACCCCCGCCAATAGGACTTTTCCTAATTGGGACAACTTATGAAGACCCAGGAGGGGGCAAATATACTAAGGTAATACTAAGGTATACACCCAACGTATAGTCAAGGGTTACACCAAAGGAGATATTAATCTATGAATAACCCAAGGTCGTTACTTGAGGGTCTTCGACAGAAATCCTTGAAGGATTACGAACAGGTCGTAGAAAACGCCCCACCGATAAGCCGGGCGTTACTCGATCATATGAACAAGATGTTCGTAGCCCCCGAGGTTCCCCCGAGTGACCCCCAAATAAAAGAGAAACTCCTGTTCCAACACGGGATAGAGAGGGTTCTTAATTATATGAGAGGACTTCATGACCGACAAGAAAGAGCTGCCAAAGAGCAGTACAGTAAAGAATAACGAATGCCGCTTGGTTCCGCATAGGTTCACAGACGATGAAATGCAGAGGAAATTCCCTATGGCTACCTTCGAGTACGAGGGTCTTGCTGTTCACCGAGGCGATGAGTACGACCCCGTGGCGTATCTCTGTATGGAGTTACCGCCCGGTCCCGCCTGTACACTGCATCTCTGGATACCGAAGGAAAACAGATCCAAGGAGAACATCGAGTGGCTCGTCGAGGCGTTCTATTCTGATCTGCACCCCTGGGTTAAATCCAAGGGGAAAGATTTCATTGTCGTTAATTGCCCTTATGATCTTGTGAAGACCAAAGAATTATTCAGAACTTTCGGCTTCGACCCTGTACCGATATGGCTCGGGGTGATGCCGGTAAATTAACAGGAGGTAACATGGCAAGTGCAGCAGCAGCAATCGGAACAGCTATCCTGGGCGCAGGGACGGGTGCAACCGCCGCTACGATCACGGGTGGTCTGGTCCTGGGTGCAGCGAGCTACGGCGCAGCTTCCCTGGTTGGTGGTCAGATGCAAGGCGGTGGTGGAACAGTACAGCAGGGCATGGCTCCGCTGGCTGATAAAACCCTGCCCACACAGGCCGCTGAACTCGAAGATCCCCTAACTGGTGAGGAACGAGAATCAGAGAAACGTCGGAGAGCTACAGCCAAGAGTCGATTCAAGGTTGACTTGGCTGATCCCACAGAGAGGACCGGGGTAACAGGCCCGGATAATACCCCTACCGGCTTACAGATATAGGTGACTCATGGATTATTCACCTGAAATACCTCAAGCCCGGTACAATATCCTGAAGACTGAGAGGGATAAGTACAAACTCAGGGCGCAGGATTACTCCAAGGTAACGCTACCGTACATTATGCCGGATGCAGAGGATGTATCGTCCCAGGAATTACAGACGGATTTTAATTCCATCGGTGCAGACCTTGTGAATAATCTCGCGAACAAATACATCCAGGAATTATTCCCGCCTTCGCGCCCGTTCTTCCGTTTACGGATTGATGAACTCGTGCGACAAGAAGGGCAGGACACAGCGAAGCTCGATGGACTTTTGGCTATCGCTGAGAGACGAGCAAGGTGGGCCTTTGAACAGAGACAGGCCCGGCCAGTTCTCCTGGATTTATTGAAGCACTGTATTATCACAGGTAATGCCCTGTTGTATTTCCCGCCTGATGGTGGTAAGCCTACCATGTACGCTCTGGATGAATACGTCGTGAATCGTTCAGTATCCGGGGAAGTCCTGGAAATTATCACAACCGATACCAAGGCTATTAACGCCCTTGATGAAGATATCAGGGATGATGTTATAGCGGCCCTTGATGTCGATACTGATGAAGACCTGAACGAAATGACGGCGACAATCTATACGTACATCAGACGCGACAAAGATAATCCTGGGGAGTACATTGTGGATCAGGTCGTGGAGAACACCCCGGTTGGTGATCCCGAGCAACGGTTCAAGAAAGAACTCTTGCCTTGGATTCCCTGCGTATGGCAGAGAACACGCAAGGAGCATTACGGTCGTGGCCTCGTCGAGGACCATTACGGATCTTTCTGGGCCTTATCGGTCCTGACAGAAGCAATGGTCACCGGCGCTGCCGTTATGACAGATATCAAGTATCTCGTCAGACCTGGGAGTATGCTCGACGTAGCCGCTATGAACAATGCCGCCTCTGGTACGTATCATTACGGTATGCCGGATGACGTTAATGCTGTACAGACGAATAAGTCTGCCGACTTCAGCTTTATTAACGCTGTCATCCAGGACTACAGGCAGCACCTGGGTAAAGTATTCCTGAGCATATCCAGCCAGATCAGAGACGCAGAGCGGGTTACCGCCGAGGAGAACCGGATCAGGGCTATGGAACTCGAACAAGCCCATGGTGGTACCTTCAGTTCCTTCGCTTCTACACTTCAGCAACCTATGGCTTTACTTCTGCTCCGTGATATTGACCTGAATATTGAGGGCACAGGGATTGATCCCGTGGTGGTCACAGGGTTGGATGCTATGGGTAGATCCGCTGAGAATGAGAAGATCAGGTACTTCTTTGATGATCTCGCTATGCTGAATAACTTGCCTGAATCAACCAGAATGCGCTTGAAAGAATCTGCCCTGATGACTATCTTGGCTACAGGCCGGGATGTTGAAGGCGAGAAGGTCGTGAAGACTGATGAAGAATTCGCCCAGGAACAAGCCGCTATACAGGAACAACAGGCCGCAGCTATGGCTGGACAGGAAATGCTGAATAAGGCTGACGCTGACCAGATTGCCCAAGGAGTACAAGGAGGATAAATGGCAACCGAAGATTTAAGTCCAGAGACACTGGAAGCACTGAAAGAACAGACCGGAGAATCCACAGGTGACGAAGAAGTAAAGCCTGATGGAGAGAACCTTGAGGGTTCTGATGACTCTGGTTCTGAAGATGACGATATCAACCTGAATCTTGAGGACGATGGAGACGATAAACAAGGTGACGACAAGGTGGAACCCGAGGGTACACCTGAGAACAAGGCCGTTGACCAGAAGCTCAAGGAAGCAGGATTCGACGTTGATGAGATCGCGAAGAAGATCGCGGATAACAACGGGGAGATCCCCGAGGATGTTATCAAGGCCGCGAAAGAGAAACTCGATCCTGATCTTGTTGACGCTCACGTCGCTCGTCTGAAATCTGAGTTCAAACTCGCTCAGATTGAAGCCTCTGAGAAGTACAAAGAATTCCAGGAACAGGCCAAGAAGACGCAGGAGATGAATGATTACATCTATAAGTCCGTTGGTGGAGAGGACAAGTTCAAATCCCTTGCGTCAACTCTGCGTGGTAGCTTGGATAAGGAATCTCTGGAGAGTATCAACGCGAAATTACTGTCCGGGAACAAAACCCTGGTTAACGAGGCGCTGAAAACAGCAGTCTCTGAGTACAAGAAATTGAAAGGTATTGGAGGTAAACTCATGGAAGGCGACGCTAACGCCCCTGCTCAGAAAGAACTGAGAATCACGAAGGAAGAATACCGGGCTATCATGAAGACAGAGAAATACAAAACAGATCCTCTGTACCAACGAAAGATTGATGAGGCCCGTCTCAAGACCCGTCAGGCTGACCAGAAACGGTACGGCCCTGGTATGTACTACGGTATGAACCAGAACGGGCGCTATGAACTTTAAATAAAACGGTCGGTATAACTATAACAATAAGGAGTATTTTAAATGGCTCAAGATGTATCCGCTAATCTGACTTTCCCGATGGCGCAGAACTTTTCCGCTGATAAGTTCGCTCTGGCTATTGAGAAGTTCGATGTCCGTGTCCATGAAACGATGCAGAAAGCCCAGATTCTGGACTCTGTATTCGAGTTCCGTCCCCTGATCGGGACCGACACAATGAGTAACAACGTGATGGGTAACCCCACGCTTCAGTCTGTCCAGGCCGGTAAGGAACCGGAAGGTAAGAAGATTGAAGTTGGTAAGAACATCGTCCAGGTGAAGACTCCGATTATCGCTCGGGTGATTGAAGCTATGCTTCCCGCCGTTCAGGATCATCTGGATCTGAAATCCCGTACCCCGGCGAACTTCGGTAAACGGATTGCGAAGTCCGTTGATGAGGTTCTGTTCGTACAGATCGTGAAGTCTGTGCTGTTCGACCTGGGCGGTAAAGGTACTGGTGGTATCCTGCCCAAGGCTACCGTTGAAACCCTGTCCGCTGGTGGGGATGAAATTGATCCCGCGAAGCTGACCGCCGCTGTGTACAACGTGGCTCAGGGTCTGGCTGAGGAAGAGATCGAAATGTATGACGGGAAGCTGTATATGGCACCCGCTCAGTATTTCACCCTGCTGAAGAATCAGGATCTCCTGAACGCTGACTTCAACAAACCGAACGGGTCTTTCGCTCATGCCGCTATCGAGACGGTATCTGGTATGCCTATCGTTATGACGAACCGGATTTCCCAGGCTGTTGATACCGTGGCTGCTCCCGCGAAGACTGACTCTACTGCTGCCCTGTACGGTGCCGCTTATGAGACTTCCGCAGAAGAAGCCAAGGCTGTCGCCCTGTTCGCTACCCCCGAGAGCATCATGGTTGCTCAGAGTATCCCTCTGACCTCTGATGTGTACTGGGACAAACGTCTGCTCTGCTGGTTCATTGATTCCTACCTGGCAATCGGTGCTGCCCCTGATCGGACTGACGTGAATGGCGCTATCTTCAAGGCGTAATCGTTAACTGACAAAGCCCTCGGTGTAAAAGCCGGGGGCTTTTTTTGGTCTTTAGGAGAATAAAATGAATGTATTAAAGAGAGACGACTCAGGATTAAATAATCAATACATAGGATTAGCACCGATCGGTATCGAGACTGTACCAGCAGATACTGAGATAGATCACCTGGCTATTACCTTAGCTACTGACTCAGATATATACTTTGATGGTAACAACGGAACGACATTCAGCGTAGTAGCTAATACAACTATTGTAGTATCTTCTGGATTACGGTTGGGTACTACAACGAAATGCCTGGTGTACTAAGGAGGTACTATGGATTTAAATAGAATAGGGTATTATCCCCCATGTACATACTCAGAGGATATCTTGTACAATGCGTATAATGATGTTTATGGATTAGAATGGGTAAGATCAACAAATCAGTTTATCCGTCTATACAATATCCCCAACAATTCATGCGAACCTTGGGCCAGTATGCAAAGGTGTAATATGTCTGATTCAGGTGTTGTGACTGCCTACCATGGAGATGTTGGTTTTGATTATACGGGTGGCAATGGTGAGGTAATGGTTGAGATACCAAAGTTCTATTACAGAATGTGGCGCACATCTACTGGCGCAATAATGCTTGTATCCCCTACACAACATAGCGGCTTTAAGGTTTATCCTGCGTTTGTTCGTGCAGGGGTAGAACTTGA